ATCTGGTACTGGTGGTGGTGCTCAGGGTACTGGTGGTCACGAAGAAGGATATGGTGGTAGAAGAGGATGTTCTGCACTAAGAACAGACTATTTTGAATCTCCAACAGTTGATAGTAATGACAACATTAGAACTGGATGGGTTAAAGTTACTACAACAGAAGACAGAGGATACTGGACATCTGGAGCTGGTGGCGGTGGTATTGGTGGATTTGTAGTGTTTACAATTCCACCTGAGACATTACAAGGTGTTTCTACTGTTACTGTCAACGTTGGTGCTGGAGGTAGTGCTGTATCACAATCTGGTGTTGCATCATCTTCTGGAGATGATGGATATGCTGAAGTTAAGTTCAGTAAGATTGTTGGATATGAAGGTGGTACAACTGGTATAACTACTGGAGACGTATTTGTTGCTGGATCTGGTGGATTTGATAATGGTGTTAATTTCTTTGCTTCTGGTACAGGACAAACAGCAGCAGGTGGATTTAAGATTGCAGTCGATCAATTACCTACAGTAGAATTCATTGGTGGTGGTGGATCTAATGCTACTGCTACGTGTCAATCAACTACTACTGGTATTATTACTGGTATTACTCTCACTAATCCTGGTGAGGGATATACATCTGCACCAAGAGTTCGTATAAATGGTGGTGTTGGTGTTAATAACCAAGCAACTGTTAATTTTGATCCTCTCACTGGTCAATTAAAGGATCTGTTCCTTGTTAATAGTGGTCTTGCTACACACTATTTGAAATTTGGTGGTACACAGGAGACTAGATTTGTTGTCACTGACAATGTAAATGCCGAAGAAGTATCTAGTATCGTAGTCAAAGTTGCTAGAGGCAATGGAAAGAATGGTGGTGATCTACCTGAGAGTGGTGGTGATGAACTTCTTTTGTATTACAACACAGATGATTCTGATACATTCACTAACTCTGGTTTCTTGGGCACGTTAGTTCCTATTCCAACAGCAGATGATGTTGCTACTGATTATGATGGCACAGGAACGGGTACTAATCCTACTAACTGGTACAGTTATGCAATTGATCTACCAGAAGCAGCACAAATTGATGGTGCAAGATTTATTCTTGCACAGAGCAGAGCTGCAGCAAGTGGAGCAAATGATAGTGCAGGAAATACTGACCAATATGGTCTAGTTGAAATGATCTTCGAGAAGAAAGCACAAACAGATCTAGTATTTGTTGCCAGTGAAGGTAAGATTGCTAAGACAGAGGATATTCAAACGTATGATATTCGTGGTGAGGTAGGTACACTATACAACTCTGGTATCTTTGCTAACGATAGCACTATCACACTATCATCTTCCAATCCAATTGTTCCTACTGCATCACTTGATCCTGATAGGGTTATCCCACTCATTGAACCATACATGTTGGTGAAGTACCTGATTAAGGCGTACTAAATAGATCTAGCACGTTAGTATATTCGCCTCTCATGGGTATTGTTGCAGAAGCAAATGTTCCTAATATATTATTACAACTAGTCCTTGCTGACCGTCAGATCACTTACAGAGGCGTAGTCAAGGTAGTTCCTGATCAATATTGGACAGATGAAGTTAGACCTAGACTGCATCCTCTCTGGGATACTGAGAAGGATAGATTAGTCGAATTCTCCTGGTATGATAATAACACTTATCATTGCACCAGAAGGAAGCATATTAAGAACTTCAAGACTGGATTGTATGAGTGGAAAGACTATGAGATGGAGGAGACTGATGTCCCTGCAGCTCTAGAGTTCCACAATTTCCTCAAAGATGTATACTTTAACATCGAAAGCATTGAGAATGCTGAGTATCAAGAGGAGATGGGTCGCATCTATGGTGAGACCAGAACTGAGAGTTGGTTGTCCATTCGTCTTGCGCGTAACTTCTTATTATCTGAGACAGACTATATCTTCTGCTCTGATGTAACAATCGCTGATGATAAGAAAGCAATGTATCAGACATATCGCCAGAAGTTGAGAGAGCTACCATCTACATTTGCTGATACTCCTGTGTCTGAGGTTAAGTTTCCAATGTCACCTGAGGCATGGGAAGCAGTATACAAAGTAAATAATCCTGATGCAGTATATCTTGAGACAGAAGATCAGTGGTTAGCACTAGGATCGTTCTTCTTCACTCAGTTTAGAGATAAGATGGCACGTTATCTGTGTGTCAGAGATCTTACTGATACTATCTACACTCAAGCATTCATTGAAGCATCCAGAAGAACACCTGTTGCAATGGGTGGAACTGCATGGGCAGTTGATCATAACAACCTAGACACTATCAAAGCACAACTAGATACGCTTCTAGAGAAACTAGATGGAGAGGAAGCATGATCACCGTAATTGAAAGTCTATCAATATATGAACTCGCAGGTAGTCACTGCGTAATGAACAATAAATCTTTATTATTATTTGAGAACGCGAAGTTTGCTACGTTCGACGCGGATAAAAAAGCGGCATGTTTAGCATTCTACGCGGAGTATGCTCCTGAAGATATTATCTCCATTATTGGTGGTGAGAGAGATTGCTGTATTGAGTACGGATCTGAGGCAGTAGCAGTCATGAATGCTACAGAGTGGTTCCCACCACAGTCTGCTTGCCCCGATCCAGACTACTACTTCAGAGCTCTAGTCTTCGATACAGATGCTAACATAGTATTTGAGAACCTCAACCCCACAGAAGAGGAAGGTTGACGCCCTCTTGACAGCATGGTAGGATAGCGTCAGTGAGCAATCCACCATGTTGAATGGAGAACTGATGAAAGTACCTACGCAACCCGAGTTGACGCACTTGCAGCTACAAGCAATGTTACGCGATCACGATATTCCCCCAAGCGAGCTAATGTATCTCGGTGATCGTGTCTATCCAGAAGACTATCAGGCACATCCTGAGTATCATGGGCAGGTCATGCCATGGTATCTTGTAGGTGGTGAGCATGAGGTGCCAGTATGTGACATTGCATCAGTTGACCGTGTGGACGATGATGATTGTGTCCCTGAGAATGATGGTTGGGGACCTCAATCATGAAGAAAGTGTGAGGATATACAGATATCCTGACAAAACAATCTAAAATACATAGGACTACGCTAAACTAACATGGATTGGGACAAACTCACCAAACACGAGAAACGCAAGGATGCTTTCTATATCTTCTATGAAAGTGTTCTGAAGCCCGATCATGAGCTACGCCAAGACGCACATGAGCAGAAATGCTACCATGAACTGTTAGAATGGCGTGGTGAAATTATTGCTTATCTTGACAACCGTCGCAACGAGGAGTTCAATTCGTGACAACTGACTGCCGCCCTGGTATCACAGATCCAACCAATCTTTTGCAAAAGACTTATGAAGAGCAACGCAAATGTCGTATGCAAGATGCTATCGACGATTACCTCCAAGATGACAAAGTATCAAGCAGACAAGCGTATGAAGAGATGCTATCTTGCATCGATGATGTGATACAATATCATCAGAAAGAGTATGTCAAGGCAAGAGAACTTTACAGTCTTATGATGGGTCATCGTGAGGTTGACTTCATGGATGACCCTGAACTTGCCGCCAAATGGCAATATGATAAGATCCCTGGACGTTACTGATGAACGAGAAAGAGCGTTTGCTACAAGCTCTACAACATCTAAATAGCATCACCAATCTGATACAGGACAACCAATACAAACAATTTTTGTGTTGTAAACTGATATCAGTTGAGGTAGAACTTCAACGACAACTATCTAACCTGACTTATCATGAACGAAGAAGAGTTCAAGGGAGCAGTGAAGAACCTGCTCATGCTCCAGAATAACAATGATCAAAACTTTCAGATCTTACAAGCACAAATTGACAACTTGCAACGTCAACTGAATGATCTTAATGATTTGAAAGAAATGTTCCGTCTTCCCAAACCAGAGAATAAGGATCGTAAGTTGTTCGATGAACAAGAATGATTTTGAATTGCTACAACCTGTTACCTATGGGCACGTAACAGGTTATATTTCTTTCATTAGTGAGTATTACATCACTATTTGTTTCAAAGACATCCCACTGCCCAAGAGTGCAAACTCACGGTGGGGTCGTCACTATGTTAACATCGTTGTTTACCCTGAATTTTGGCATGAAGTACGCAGTTGTGTGGATGAAGAACAAGAAGAAAGGCACTTCCCGCCAAGAAGCGATCTTTTACAATTTGGAAGATGCCGCTCTGTGGGAACAGCACATAAACAAAACGCAGCACTGTCGCACTGACATCATTCCTATTTTCACAGACAATTGAATAAGTGTCACAGGGAGCTTGCAACGCTCCCTTTTTCATGCAATACTATATGAGTAGTCAAGACCACAGCATGTCTTACCTCGAAGAAAACCTTCTACCTCTCATCTTGGACATCAAAACGCCCAAGACTGATAGTTATATCATGATTGCTGCTGGTCTTGGCGACAACACCAGTCAAAGCAGTGTGCTGATCCAAGTTGGCAACAAACTTGAGATCTTCTGGAACAAAGTGATCAGCGCCTGCACGACTAATCTTATTGAAGAGAATAATAAGATCAAGGTTGGTAGTAAGAACCGCCAACTTGATCACCTGTTTGGTGATGACCTGATCTATTATCTTGAGAGCAAGTGCAACCTCAACTTCGATACTGAGAAGAAACCTGCTAGCAACGACAAGATTGAGGCAGTGTGTTCTGCTGTTAATGAGAAGTACAATCGTTGTGTGTTCTCTGGTTACTTCGTTCCCTGCATCCGTGAGATCCCTGCTGATGTGAAGAAGAAATATCCTAACGTCAACATTTATGGTGTAGAATGGTTGCTGGACACTCTCAAATGTGATCTGTTCACTGTTGATGAGTTTTTCGCGTTCTTTGAGAACGTTGTCGGTCCTATCCTCGAAGAGAAAATCTATGCTTAAGCCTCTAGTCAAATACCAAGGTGGTAAGTCTCGTGAACTGAAGACTATCACCAAAATGATGCCTGCGGAATATAATCGTATTGTAGAACCATTTTGTGGTGGAGCTGCATTATCTTTCCGCGTCGGCAAACCTGCTGTGCTCTGTGACACGAACTGGGAGGTCATAAATCTATATCGCACTCTCGCAGAGAACCAAGGATTGCGTAGATTGGTCATGCGAGCAGATGAATTGCGTCAAATGGATCATGATGCATTGGAAGAACAATACTATGATGCGCGTAATGAGATCAACACTGCATATAATCCAGATTTTGCTACTCCATGGCACAGAGCTATAGCATACATTACTGTGCGTCAGTTGTGCTTCTCTGGTATGGAGAGATATAATGCTAAGGGTGAGTTCAATGTACCATTTGGTCATTACAAGAAGTTTGCATGTAATCTGAACTACAATAACTCTGGTGAGTATTGGATGATGCTCAATTGTTCTCAAATAATCCATGGAGACTTTGAACTAGCACTCAATGAGGCAAAATCAGATGACTTTGTATTCATTGATCCTCCTTATCTTGATCGCCTTGGGTATCACAGTGGTGATG